AACCGATTGATTTTCAGTTGTAGCTGAACCGTCTTTCTTGTCGCCTATGCTACTGACTTTGCTGTTATTCCCATGTGTTGACATGGTGGGGGTCACAGGTTCGATCCCTGTACTGCCCACCACTCGCAACCCAATAACAGCGCGGTTTTCAAGGCCAACGGCCCCCGCTGATTCTGGTACGAGTGACCCCGCACTGACCCCGATAAGCTCCCGCAGCCTTGGCACGTCGAGCGCCAATTCGGCCAGCCATGCGTCCAGCGTTTTCCTCGCATCGCCCAGGTAGTTAGGGTCGTACTTGGCATAGACTGCCGTCGTCGACGCGGCATCGCCTTTCGAGTGCCCGAGCAGGCCAGACACTTCCCAGCCAGGAACGCCACGCCGGCGCAACTCCGATGCCGCCGTATGGCGGCAGATCTTCGGAACAAAATGGGGCGGCAGCTTTGCGGCGATTCGAACAGCACGCCACGCCTTGCGAATCGATCCCAGACGCGTTTCGCCGCGCTTCGACGCGACATAATACGGGTCGGCCTTGGCGCCTTTCAGAACCGCGCGCAGCGTCGCAGTCAGCGGCACCACCGGGCGATACTTCTTCGTCTGCGCTCGGCCGGGCGGATTAAGGCGCACGAGGTTCAGGTCAAAATCCACTTGGAAAGGCTGCAGGTCCAGAACGGCATCACCGCGGCATGCAGTGCATAGACGAATCATCGTATAGGTCCAGACGTTCGAATCCGTTGGAATGCAGTTAAGGAATCGCACGAGCTCGTCGCGCTTGGCCACATGCGGGTACGCTTCGCCACCCTGCGGCAACGGAACGAATGGCACGCTGGTGATTTCCTGTCGGCGCCAAGCTCGGTTCAATGCGGCCTTGCCGAGCATCATCACGCGGCGGATGTAGCTCGCGCTGTAACGCTTGATCGTTGGCTGAACATCCGGGCTCGGATTGCGCTCAAGGATCCACGTGCGTTCGCGCAGCCACGCGAGAAAATCATCGAAGCGGTCAGGCCGTAAGTCTGCAACCGTATCGTGCGCGAAAAATTCATTCCACAACTTCGCGGCCGAGCGCGCCGAACTGGCGCTGGCGATCTTGCTGCCATGCTTGGCAAGGTAGCGATCAATTACGACGGATACCGGCATCGCGGCCGGCTGCGCGTCGATGATGCGCGCAGTCTCAAGAATGATTTCGCGCGCCCTTACTTTGGCGGCGTCAACGCTTGTAGTGCCGCAACTGCGGCGCTGCTTTTCGCCGCGCTCGCGCCATTCAAGGTACCAGTTCTCCGAGCCTGTCCGCTTGACGAGTGCGTACTGATCGGTGATTGCGATGCGGGGCATTGTTGCGATTCCAGGTATTCGAGTAGGTGGGATTCTTTGTAGCGGGCTTTGCGGCCTATCTTGCAGAATGCGATCTGCCGCAGCTTGCGCATTCGTCGAAGTGTAAAAATGGATTTTTGTAAATACTCTGCCGCCTCGGCTTCGGAGTATAGCTTCGGCAGTTGCGTGACGGCTGCGTTCATTTCGTCAATCCCACGCCAGGCAATGGAGAACGAATCGCGGCATTCTTGCTTGCTTGCTTCGCGCGAATCTGATCTATCTTTAGCCAGATCCTCGCAAGCTCATCCTCGCCTGCTTGCTGCATGCTCAGACCGTTAGCAACGCATAGCGCTGCGAGCGTGATCATAACGCCACCAACTTCCTGGTGTGGTTCGCCGACAGGCCGCGAATAAACGTAGTCGACCAGCGTATGAGCTTCAGCGGCCGTCGCACCGCATGACTGAACTAGCTCCAGGGCCTCTTCCAAAAAACGAAAGTTGCGCTCAGTCCTGTCGCCTGCAACTTGCCAGCCGAAGCATTGAAGTAGCCAGGGGACAACGCTTGCTTGAAAGTCGTTCACGCTGCGGCCTCCAGCTCCAGCGCCGTAAAAAAGTCCGGCATCGATTGCCCCTCTTCAGCGCCTTTGCAATACGTCGCCGCGTCGAGGAAATAGCGGCCGTTCAATTCCACGCCGATGCCGCGGCGCTCCAGCTTCACCGCGCAATACGGCACCGTGCCGAGTCCGGCGAACGGATCAAGCACCGTTTCGCCTTTCATCGTGTATTGCTCGATGCAGCGGTCGACGATGTCGAACTGCAGCGGGCACAGGTGCATCTCGGCACCGCGCTGCGCCTGCGAACTGTTCAGCGTGCGCATGCGCGTAATATCGGTCCATACATCTGGATGCCAGCTTTGCGGCTGCAACAACATGAACGTGCTCGGCAGCCAGCCGGTCGCGTCGACCGATTCGGCAATTCTCACGTCATGCCTGAAGTTGTATACATTTTCCAGACTGTGCTTTTTGAACAGCTGGAAAATAGCGTCCTGCGGCAAGCCTTCCAACTCTTCTGGCGTCAGCTGCCGATTGCCGCTGCTGCGCATGAAACCGTGCGCATCGAATTGCCAATGCGCACGGCTATAGCCGTCCGGATTGATCCATTGCGGATTGTCAATACTCTCGACGAAGCCATCAGCGTCGGTCAAAACGTTGCCAGCCAATTCCTTTTTCGCCTTCACCACCGGCACATCGGCGTAGCCGTTGCTGCGGTCGGTCGGCGGCTTGCGGAATACGAGCAGATATTCCGGCATGCCGGCACCCATGCGCGAACCGTCCTTGCATTGCTCGGTCCAGCCCAGGCGATAGGTCTGATTGTTCTCGCGCACCACGTCGGTGACGATCGTTTTGCGCGCGAGGAACGCGAACCCGTGTTTCTGGAAATGCGCCACGCACTCGTCGGAAAACGGCTGCACGGTTTGGAACCCGAAACCGGATACGCCGCCGGGGCAGATGCGATCCTTCACGTGGATGGCCGCAACGCGACCTGGCCGCAGCACGCGCAGCAGGTTCGGCGTCAGAAAATCCATCTGCCGCCAGAAATGCGCGTTCGTGTCGGTGTGCCCGAAGTCATTGTAGCTCGGCGAGTATTCGTACTGCGTCGCAAAAGGAATCGACGTGAGAATCAGGTCGACGCTGTTGTCAGCGTGCGTGCGCAATTCCTCCACGCAATCGTTGTTGATGATGCTATACGCCTTGCCGGATACCTTCACGCGCTGCACGCCGATCGAGCGTGCCAGCACCGCGGCCGAGGCCGCGTGCGCGAGCCCATACTCGCGGATAATCTGCGTCATTTTCCCCACCATGATGTTGTGCTGTTCCCACTTGCGTTCCAGGCTCTTGCGCACCTCGCGCTCGGCCTCGGTATAGATCAGGTCGATACGCACCTGGCGCGTCTGCAGGAAGCGATAGAGGCGATGTATCGCCTGAATGAAATCGGCGAACTTGAAACCGATGCCGAGAAAGATGGCCCACGAGCAATGACGCTGGAAATTGCAGCCGCTGCCGAGCATCACCGGCTTGCCCGCAAGCTCCTGAATCTTGCCATCTGAAAATTCGATCACGCGCGCTTCGCGGTCTTCCAGATCTTGCGACCCGTACACCGTTGCCGCGCTCGGGATGGCCGCTTCGATCGCGCGCCGCTCGTCTTCCAAGTCGTGCCACAGCAGCCGATGCGCGTCAGGATCTTCGCGGCGCAGTTCCAGCATCTTGGCAACGCGCGCGTCCAGGCTGTCGCGCTTCTCGCGCGCGGCGTCCTGCACGCCGATCGACGCGCTGCGGAACAGCCGGTTCTGGCCGTCTTTTTCCGCGCCGGCCGCCGCGTGATTCGTCGGCACCTCGTGCCAGCGCACGTCAAGCGATGGCAGATCGTAGCCTTTGTCGCTGAAACTCGGATCGATATCCGATGGCTTTTGCACGAACAGCGCCCAGCTCGCGACCCATAACCAGAACTCCGCTTCCTTGTGCGGGTGTAACGTGAGCTTGTCGGCCTTCTCGCTGTTGCGCTTGAAAAACCGCGTCTTCGCCTGGCCAACGTCCATCACGTCGAGGAACGCAGCGTACGCAAGCAGCTCGATGTATTCGTTCGGGCTCGGGCAGGCCGTGGCCACGAACCGAAAGCGGCTGCCGTCGCTGCGGATGCGGTTGCTCACGTCGCGCCGGTCGTCGCCGGCCATCGTCGCCATGAACTCGCGGAAGGTCTTCGTTCCGCCGAACCCGCGCAGAATCGCCGCTTCGTCGAGATCGACAGCCCCGAACAGCTGAGGATCAATCTTGCCTTCGCGCACCGATTCGTAATTCGTCAGATAAAGCACGTCGCCGTGCTCTATCTGGCGCGACTCGCGGATGAATTTCACCGGCACGTTCACCATTTCCGCATCGCGCATGAATTCCTGCCGGACGCCCAGCGGATGCACGATGCAGCCGGGGCGCTGCGCGCGCGCTGCAGCCACGCGCACCGCTTCGATGCCGATCAGTGTCTTGCCCAGGCCGAACGCCGCGAAACACGCGCGGCGCTCGCCCTGCACCATCCAGCGCACGATGGCGCGCTGGTGCGGCTTTAGGATTGGGTTCACGTCGGTGTCGTCTAAGGGCGATCCGCGCTCTACCGACAGGCATACCTTAGCCTCAAGAAACGCGCGATAGTCATCTCCATTGGAGGGCGCGCACGCAGCGGCCAACGCTCCGAGCTGGTCCACTCCGCTGCATGCGCGCACTGCAATGGAGGCAGTCTCGAGATTCATGCCACCAACTCCCACACATCCGCCGGCCGCCCAATCGGCACCCAGCGCTTGCACAGCTTGCGCACAAAGCCATCCTCGCTCAGCCGCCGCAATGCGCGACTGACCGTCGCCCGACTGATGTGCACCTGGCGAGCAAGCTTTTCCGCCTCTGCCGGAGCCCTGCGCAGTTCATCCATGATGCGAATATCCGTGCGCATGGGTTATTGCTCGAACCCGCTGCAAAGAAATTGATCGCTGTTGTAATCCAGCGTCACCATGCTGCCGTTGTAGCTCAGCGAGTTGTACTGGCCAACGGCCTGCCAGTTGCGGTGCCCGGCATCGTGCACCGTGAGCACCAGCGCGCGCTGCGCCGGCAGCGGCGTGGCGCCGGACACGGCAAACGCGACGATCAAACCGGCCGCGAAGGCCAACGCGAACATAAATATACTTTTGCGCATACTATTTCACCTCCATAAAAGGATGACGCATGCCACCCGCATCAAGCATTGCGAGAAAATCGCGCACGATAATCCGCGTACCTTGGCGCTCTGCGTTGGCCGCGTAGTAGCACTCGCCATCTTCCGAATCGAACGGAAATACCAATAGGACGGCACCCATTGACTTGCCATGCGATTTCTTTAATGCGTCGCAAACCACATCGAAAGCGGCCTTCACGCATGCTTCTTGATCTTGTTCGTTCACGCCACCTTCCTCTTCTTTGGCGCGTCCGGCAGCTTCGCCAATGCGCGCATGAAAACCGTGTATTGCATCCGCGTGAAGTCCTTGCACGTCTCGGCTCCGACCGCCTGCAGCCGCAATCGGTAGTTCTCTTCGCTCAAGCCTTTCTGACCACGCGCCACAGCGTGCACGCGCTGAATCAGTAACTTCGTCATGCGCCAGCGCGGCCGATAGCCGAAGATGATTCCGCAGCAGCTGCCGGCAGTCGTCTGGAAACCGCAGCGCGGACAGGTGTGCGGCTTCTTTCTCATGCCGCAAACTCCTCGCCATGCAGTGCGCGCAGTGCGCTATATGCGCGGATCCATCGATACGCTGTCGCACGCGAAACAAGGAACTGGCTGCGAATCAGATCACGCTTATCGAAGCCAGGAGCGTTGTGCTGCGCATTGGCCCATGCGATGAATCGCAGCCAGTTGTCATCGCGCAGACAGCCGCAATGCGGGCACTGATCCTTAATGTCGGCGTTCATGCGCTTCACGCCGGTTTCTTTTTGCGCTTTGCGGCAGCGCGGCGCTTGCGCTGCGTCAATGTGTAGCGCGCCACGAATGCCGGCTTGTCCTTGTACCTTGTCGGAACGCGGATAATCTCGGTGCCGATCCGGAAGCCAGCCAGGCGCAACGTGTGCACCACGGCGCCGACGCGTATAGCGCCTGTCGCATTCATTAGCTGCAGCGTTGTGCGACGGCCGCGCTTGAGTTCGCCGAGCACGGCCAGGCATTGCGGATGCAGATCGATCGTCGACTTGGCCATGGCTCAATCCTCCCAATCCAGGCAGCCGGCTGTCGTGCACTTGCCGCGCGTGCGCACGACGGTGATACGGCCAGCCTGCTCGATGCGTTCCACCAGCACACGCCCCGCGTGGCATACGTGGCAGCTCCAGAACGCGCTATCTCGGCCGGCGCGATGCAGGCGCGTGGCAAGCTGCGTTTCGGCGCGAATCAAGCGCGCGCGCTCCTGCGTCGTCTTGTCGGCATAGCGTTGCGGCGTATCCGCGCGCGGGGCGAGTACGGCGCTCACAGATTCACCCCGGCGATGACATGAAAATCCGGCTCGCCTTCCTTCACCACCGGCTGCAGCACAAGGCGCGGCGGCCCCGGCAGAACGAATGCGCGCACCTTTTCCTCGTCGATCGAGCCGAGCGCTGTCGCCAGATAATCAAGACGCACGGGGAAATTCAGCGGCTGCACGAGTTCGCCCAACGCCCAAGAACAATTTTCCTCGCTGCCATCCGTTGCGTCGGCAATCTGCGCTGCACCATCAGCGGCGCGCAAAATCGCGGCATCATCCTTGCGCGAGCAAAACGGCAGAAATTGCTTGATCGCCGTGAGCAGCTTGGCGCGGTCGAACGTGGCGCAGTACGCGTCATCGCCGAAGCCGCGCAACAGCACGCCACGGCAATCCAGCGGCGTGCCTTCGATCAAGCGCACCGTGCAGGTGCGGTCCGGCGTCACCGCCCGCACCATGTTTATGCGCCCGCCGAAGCCGCCCAGTTCAACCGTGGCGTTCGCGGCGGCCAATAACGGCAGCAGCGTGTGAACCTGCGAACTGGGGATGATGAAGCCGGGACCTGAATAGTCCACTGCCGCAATCGCACCGCGATGCCCGTTCGTCGCGGCAACAGTGCCAGCGGATACGCCAACCGAGAAATAGTTCGGCGAGAACTTGCCACCCGTTGCGGCGGCGTAACTCACCGCGCGCACGGCACGCGCGAAATCCGGCCCGGCAACCTCGATGCGTTGCCAATCTATCTTTTCATCCGGTACCGGAAAATCTTCTGCCGGCAGTGTTGGGATGCGCAGCTTTGATCCAGATTGCGGAACGGCAAGCAGTACGCCTCTCGCCGCGTCGAGGGTCAGTTTCAGCGATCCTTCGCGCGCGGCGGCCTTGAGCAGATCGGCTGTTGCGCAAATGCGGCCTGGCGTAGTCACTTTCGCCTTGATCGTCGCGCTGCAAAACGCTTCAGTGTCGGTAGTGAGCAACCGCACTTGACCGTCCATCGCTTCGATCAGCGCGCAGCCGATTACCGGCAGCGTGGACTTGCTTTCGTAGGCGCCATTGGCCAAGGCGTCGGCCAGCGCAGCACCGTCGATATCTATGCGCATGACGCCTCCTTTGCCGGCGCGAAAAGTTCGCCAGTCGCGGCAGCGCGTTTGCGCTGCGTGATTGGAGAGACTTTCTTCGCGTCTTGCGCGATGAATCGGCCAGCGATCCGCGGGGAAATTTTTACCTCAATTCCGCCGGGCGGCTTCGTATATAAGCAGCGGCCGCCACGCTTTTTGTATACTTCAACAACGCAACCCCAGTGATCCCAGAAATACATCCCTGGTTCCGTAGGCAACGGCTTCAGACTGGCGATCAGCAGCGCGCGGAGCGATTGACGTTGACGTGTCATGGCGTTCCCCCGAGCACCGTAGCGATCGACGGCGGCAGCGCGCGCAGCAGATAAGAGCCGCTATCGCCGTCCGGAGTGAACGCATAGCCGTTCAGCGTGAACGCAGCTGGATCAACTCCCGTCGCGCGCATCTGCGCATAGAGCTGCCGCGCAAGCTCAGCTTGCTGTTTCCAGGAAGATCGCGCGGTAGAGAGGGCCGCGTCTGCCGTGACATCAGCGGCAACGCACGCATCGTTCGCCGCGCCGAGCTTGGCAGCCAGATCCTGTAGTTCCGCCATTACATCGGGCGGCGTGGTCACAACGGCGTTCATGCGCTCACCGCCTTCGCTGCGCCGCCGATGATCAGCGGATAGCTCGAATGGAATCGGCGCACCTGTTCGACCATCGCCAGCGTGGCTTGCGGCCACCAGCGCAGCAGCGCGCGCAGGCTTGCCCTGCGATAATGTATGTGTATACTTGTGTGCACGGTCGTTCGCCTCCTAACGTGATTGGCCTAATTGACGCCCGCGGCTGCAACCGCGGGCGTCAGTGTTTGTGCAACCGCCGCGAACACAGTTGCTTCATTACTCACGAATGAAACGCCGGTGTTGTGCACGGCAAAATCGACGACGATCGTCTCGGATGGCGGGCCTACCTCGCCGGCGAATACGATCCAGTTCGATACCTCAAGCGTGCCGCTCTGCACTGTCGCCATTACGGCAACGCGAGCCATGTCCAAGCCGGCTGGCGATGCCAGCGCGCAACGCATCTGCTTTGTCTGCCCGGCCGCCAGCCGGTACGGCACCACGCAATCCCCGAGCGGCATATACGGTGCGACGTACGGCGCCGGCGGCGCGCCAAAAATGGATGTGGCATGCGCATGCTGATCGCTGCAGCTGGCCATCATCGCGACCGCAGCTACGATGATGGCCGCTGAATGAATCAAGTTTCGTTGTACACGTGTATACATTGTCAAGCTCTCTTCTGCAGGGGTTGAACAACGGATGTTTCCAGCGCAGCTGCGAGCCGCGTCTTGATCGTTTCCACAACAGCTTCCACATCGGCCAGGTTGCCAAGCGCGCGCTGCGCCACCGGCCGCTTGTGCGGCAGCACGCTGTTACCATCGAAACTCTGCGCCAGCTCGGTGAGCACTTCGCCGGTTTCGCGCATCAGCGCCGCCGCATCGGCCACGGCCGCGCCATGCTCGCCGGCCGGAATAGCCGCCGCGAGCTGGCCCATCCGTTGAGCCAGCTCGCGCCTGCACTCGCCCTGAAAAGGTTCCGGCAGCGCCAACACGAGCGCTTCCTCGATGGCGCTCGGCAGATCGTCCAGGTCATCAAGCAAACGCCGCAAGATTTGCGCATTCAGCTTTTCATCGCTGTATATGTCGCGCGTTTCGTGAAAACGGATCGCGCGCTGCGGTGCCGGCGTACGCAAGTTGTATACATTGCGCACTTGCATTGCATAGACCCGGAACGTGATGCCGGCATGCGTGGCAAGATTGATGTGGTGCGCGAGCACCATCGGGCGCGTCTCACGCATTAGGCGCTCTCCCTTGTTCCGTTTGCGGCAGCAGCATGTTCAGCCGTTCCTGTAACTGATCCATGCGAGACGCGGTATATCCAATGCGCCAGCTCAGCTCGTGCATGTATTGCTCCGAGGTCATGCCAGCGAGATTCTTCACGCCATGCAGAACCGGAAGGACACGCAACAGCGCCAGGCGCGTTTCGGCTATCGCCATATCAGCGGCTGGCCTATTGCCCGTTGTCGGCGGTGTTTTGGCATCGCGAACAATCTCCATCACTCTTCCCCTTCGATCATGCTGCGCATCTTCGCCAGCGTTGCGCGCAGCCATCTGTCCGCAGTGCGGACTGCGCCGGCCGTGTCGCCGAGTAGCGCGTCAAAGTCCTTGTCTTCGCATGTGATCCACGATGCCTTTACCGCAATCAGATCCTTGATGCGCTCGCGAATCGCGGCCGGCGTATCTGCATCCGTGATAGATCCAGACACCGCGCGCAATGCCACAATGGCGACGGCCTCGGCGTGCACTTGCGAAGCCACGCGCAGCTTCTCCCTTTGCTCAATTGGCGCCATGCGCTGAAACTCCGATTTCTGGATTCGTGACCACCTGCAAGGCAACCTGCGCTAACGGCAGATGCAGGAGGCTGGAATGCGTATCAACGATGCTCTTGAGCGTGCTCTTCGACCATGTACGGCAACCGTTCGGATTCAGAATCCCGAGCTTCCGGAATGTCTCGGCGATTTGGCCATAGCTAAAACCTTCCACGCGCATACGCACGATCGTTTCGCGATGCGGCCAGGTCTGTGGATCGCGCAGCAACTGCGCACCACGCACGCGATGCTTGTCCTGCGCATCGTCGAAATAACGCTCGCCACCGACGGCGATGCAGCCGTAAGGCACCTGTCCGTATACCTTTCCACTTTGCCGCAACGCGGCCGAGGTTTCGCGCGCGCGTTGCGCATCGAGACGACGCGCATAGTCAGCAGTTGCGAGCTGCATCACGAGCGCAAGCCAGCCGGAAGGCGAACTCGCATCGATCGACTCGGCCAGCGAATGCACGCTGGCGCCCGTATCGGCCAATTCCTCTTCGAAGAATCGAACACCATCGAGCAGATTGCGGAACAGCCGATCGATGCGGATCACCGCAACGCCATCGGCTGTGCTAGCGCGCAGCGCGGCGATCAACTGTGCCCCACCCTTGCGCTTGGCCAGGGGGATGGATGCGCTCACGCCTTCATCGGCGATCACGTCGACCAGCTCGTGCTCGGCGAGCGCGCAGAACGCGCGCAGGCGTTCGAGTTGATGCCCGAGCGAATGGCCGCGGTCGGCTTGCTCTTCGGTGGAAACGCGGATGTAGGCGATCAGGCGCATGGGTCAAGCAGCCTTTCGCACCGGTTCGCGATAAATGACTTCGAAAGTCAGCGACGGGAAAAGCTCGCAGAGCTTGGATACCTGCTCTGGACGCGGCCGATAGGCGCGCAACTCCCAGCTGGAAATTGCAGCCCTGGTGACACCAACAGCGTCAGCAACTTGCTGCAACGTCATGCCGCGTTCGTCGCGCGCAATGCGGAGCGGGTGCGGCCTACGAGTAGCGGATCGTTTATTTCCCATTTGTGCGGCCTGGTGCCGTATAGAAAGCCTTGATGTGGGAATAATATGCCCACTTCTGAATTCTTGTCAAGCACATCTGAATATGAGCGCCCGCGCGGCTATTTGCAGCGCGTAAAATCGCCGCGCATGGGAAAGGTCGGGGAAAAGCCTGCTATTTATTCCGCGCGACCGCAGATCGCAGCTGGGCTGGGTGAGCGCATTGGTAAGGTCGCGGATGTTCTCGGCGCGCGGAAAACCGTGGCCGCGTGGATTGGCGTTTCCGTCTCCGCGCTGCAAAGGTATATCGGCGGTGAGAATATGCCGCCCTTCGATTTTTGCGCGCAATTGTGTGGGATGGCAAAGGTGCGCTTGGAATGGCTCGCCTTTGCTGAAGGGCCAATGTATCTACCCGAAGCGTACGCAATACCTCCGCGCGAATCTCAAACCGCGCGACGCAACGATGCGAAGGTAGACTCGGGGCTGTTACACAGCGCCGTTCGCATCACGGAAGAGACGCTGAAGAAATTCGGGTTGCGCGACCAACTCGACTCTGTTCAGAAAGCCGATCTCGTGCAAATCGTGTTCAACGATCTCGCGCGAGGCGCTGCCGACGACGCTGCATTGGCATCCCTTGGCCGCATTCTTGCGATCAACCGGAAACCTTGAGCGAATCGGAGCGATCGAACCCATGAACTACGAACAACGCACGCAAGCCCGCCTCGAAAAAGCAGTCCGCGACATTCTCAATTGCCTGGCCGACGATCTTTCGGCGATCCGGTTCACAGGTATCAGCGGCACCGTGCGACGGCGTGCGATGGTGAAGCAGATTGATCTGGCAGCGAAGCACTACGACCTGCGCCAGGAAGTCGACGCCTACCTAGCGCAGTGCGACTGCGCCAGCGTGGCAGGGCTCGATGATTCGAAGCTCAAGGCATTGTCGCACTGGATGGATGGTGTGATGGGGCGTTTGGCGACAGCGTGCGATCACCCGGATTCCCCACCTGCGAGGTGAGAATGAAAACACGTATACTTTGCGCAATTATGCTTTTTGTCGCATCGCATGCGGCAATCGGCGCGCTTGAGAAAGACTGGACTCCCAAAAAATTCGCAGCCTTTGGCCAGGGTTGGTATGCGATTTGTTCCTTGGAGGGCATGAACTCGGCGTACGGCTATGATCCAGCTCTCATAGATCAGTTCAAGCAATGCGTGAAAGACGCACAGGACAATATTAAGCTGGCGCTCGCCCAGGTGAAAACAAAGATGGCAAACGGTGGCGCAGTTGCCGCCGCCAAGAACTATTACGCCGCTTTCACCGTCGCCTGCGATGAACTGATGCAGGTGCCGCTGTTGCCGCCAGAAGTTGGTCAAGCCCGCGTCGCGATTACTACCACAAAGCTCAAAGAACTAGCCGCGAAATTTGAGGCCGAGCTATGAATGTGAATACAAAAGCAAGCGTAAAAGCATTATTTGCTGCGGCCGAGAAGACTCTCAGTCAGTTCGCCAACAGCCCCGGTGTTCAAGAGCAGGATGTTGCAAACGGAATTTTGAAACTGACGCTGGCGCAACAGGCATCGTTCGAATACATCTGCGCGAAGCTGGCAGATATAGAAGTCGCCATAGCTATGAAAAAGTAAGGCGCCTCACGGCGCCTTACCCTGTCGGTCCCGGCTCACAGTGCGGACTGGGGCGGTCCGCGCGATCGAGCAGCCAGCGGTAGGGGATCCGCTGCGGGGTTGTTCCGACAGACAAACTGGGAGTTGGCGCGGCATTGCGCCAGGCTTTCTTCTGCGCGCTTCGCCTCGTCGGCGAGCTGCTGCGCGAACTGACCAATTTCGATCACAGCGCGCTCGCCATTGCGTTCGGCGGCTATGGTGGCCTCGTCTGCATTGGCCAGCGCCTGATTGCAGTGCGCGAAGTCCAGGCGCACTTCGGCACGGCCGGCGCGTTGGCCTTGCTCGTAGATGCCATCGCGCGCCCACGAGGCGAGCGATACGAGCGCGCATAGCCCAATGACAGCGGCGAGCATCCGGATCACGCCTGCGGCTCCGTGGCGGACGTACGCGGTGCCGGCGGCGGAATCGCCAGCCAGTCGACGCACTGCCCGTTCGTTACGTAAGGCTCCAGCCAGCTTGTCTGATTGCGCCGCTGTACCTCAGGGTGCTGTTCCGCGAGGCGCCGGCAACTGAAGCACGCGCGCAGATCGCGGCCTTTGCAGAGCGCGTACCACATCATGCGATCACCTGCAGTTCGCGATCACCGCTATCCCAGATGCAGCGCCGCGCATCCGGCGGGAGAATGATGCAGCCGTGGCTGGCGTTGTTCGCCGCATTGTTGCCGTGGATTCGGAACGCATCGCGGCCGAAGGTATTCGTGCCGGGCTCAGGATCCAGGTTCATGGTGTACGGCCCGGTGTGCGGGCTGCTGTGTGGCTCACCGATCTTGTACAGGCCTGGGGGAATCGGGCCACGCCCAACCTCGGCCACCATATCGGGATTGTTGCGGCCATCGGCGCGGGTAAATCCCGCGCCGGAGTATCCGCGTAGCAGCACATCGTCCAGCTGCATCACGCCGGTCGATATGCTGTACGTCCACATGCTTCAGGTCGACGCCTGGGCTTGCGCGTGCTCGCCTTGAGCGAACGCCAGTGCCGCGGTTTCTTCCTCGGCCGTGGGGTCGCGCTTCTCGTCGATGATGGTCTTGCAGAACTGCGCCCATTGCTTGATGAGGACTTGATCCTCTTCGACCTTCGGCACGAAATTGACGATCGCGCCGAGAATGACGGAAATCAGGTTCAGGGTTGCGGGATTCACGGGGATGCTCCTTTCAGGGTGGATTGCACGGCCTGCGATGCGATATAGGCATTCAACAGTTTCAACGCCTCGCCTGCCGACACCGACAAGGCATCGAGTTTCGACTTGTCGAAGTTGGGATTGTTGACGGCCTCGTGCACGGCCATTGCCGAAGCGTACGCAGCGTTATCGTAGGCCTTCAGTTTCGTCGCGATGTCGGGGAACTTGCAGGGCAATACCGTGACGGGCGACGTACACACCGGCGCGCTCAGGTACTGATTCGCGATATGCGATGTGAGCCCGTAGGCCACGACCGCTTCGATGCCGGCCTGCTTGGCCGTATCCGGCTTCGGCAAAACCGAACCGCAGCCGGCGATGACTGCGCACGCGAGCGCGAGGAAAAGTGCAATTGCGAATTTCATGACTTGTCTCCGGTAGTGGATGGATTGGCGGAAGGCTGCAAGATCAGCCGGCCCAGGCCGCCGATAAAGCTGATGGCGACAGTGACGATTTGCACCATCACTGGTGTGATATGCAGCGCTGCTGCGGCTTCTGGCGAGAGCGCGGCGTACGTGACGTTGATCAGCGCGATCAACGCGAGCGATTGCATGGAAAACCACTTCCACGCGTTGGTCCAGTTCTGCACGAGGTTCATCGCATGTGCTCCGGTAAGTTAGGGTCGACCAGCCGGCTGCCGGTGTAGATCATGCGTTCGACATGCTTCACGTCCTGGCGCATGCGCGCAATGTCGTCGCGCAGTGGTGTGAGCATTGCTTCGATCGTGCGCGCGAATTCCAGTTGTGGCCGGTAATGCGTGAGCAGCGTGCGTTCGAGCTGTTCGAAGGCCGCCAGCGCATCGTCCGCCGTCTTCTGCGCTCGATCGATGGACTTGTCCTGACTGCGCGACCACAACCCGAGCAGCGCGGCGATAACCATCGAAAGGCATCCGATGATTGCCGATGCCGAAAGCACTTGCTGCTCGTCTGTTGCCGCATAGGCGATGCCTACGATCGGCAGCGACAGGACTTGCGCCTGCACCAACCAGCGCGCCCACAACGAGAGCGGTCGCATTCACGGATTCCCCAGGCAATGGCATGCACGCGAAGTCATCGCGCGCTTGATATCCGAAAATCCCGTGTAGCCGCGTCCCGCGCGGGTTACACCTCTTCCTTTAGCGAGATGGACACGAGCTCGCGATTGAAACCGGCCAGTTTGCGCGTGATCTTGGGGTCTATGTGACGAACCGGCCACTGCTCCCATGGGGCGGAAGGATTGCTCAAATTGAGCCAGCAAATTCCCGCCCGCGTGTACTGCTGAATCTGCTCGTGATCGTCGCCGGCCCCGCCCGTGAAATCGAGGTTGATCGTTTGAAACGATGGGCCTGTCGTATCGCGCACAACGCTGCCGTTGTCGAGATCGATGCGGGATTGCGGGGTACTAAGATCAAGTGAAGAGCTGCCGAACAATGGGTCGCGTGGCGTTGTGTAAGGCGCAGTTGTATACACATATACAGCGCCAATTGTCCAATTATTGCCATCCACTGGCGTATCCAGTGAACTGGGACACTTGAAGTTGATATAACGTGCCGTCGCGCTGGCGACCAATGAGCCCTTATACCGCCCCTGCGCGTCCTGTGCGGTATTAAGTGTTCCTAAAACCGTAGTGGGAAATGTTGTGTTGTCAGCATAGACGCCGAACCTTGAGAAATTTGTCTGCGTAACAGCGACAGCTGTTATTGCTAGCGGCGTGCCGAGATCGACGATTAAAGCATCCGCGTTGGCGGCATTTGACGACGATTTCCAAGGCCTCAAGATTTGTGAGTTAAGCGCGTTGGTGGCGGGATAACCTGCCGCTGCAGTCAAAAAACTTGCCGCAGTGACGGGCGCTATTGGGTTGATGAGCAGAATCATTTCTCGTCCTCACGGATAACCCTATGTGTCTTCGATATAAGCAGCGGTATCTTTGCTGCTTGGCGCTTGCTAAGCAGCGGATGCAGCGGATGTGGTCCGCTGGTGTCGTCGGCATCCTTGTCCGGGTAATGGTAGATTCCTCGGACGTCTATACTGCCGTCGGAGTTGCGCGTGTGATCCACATGCAAACGATGCACGGAACGGATGATTTCGTCGCCATGATCTTCTCCGTGCGCGGGCTCGAAGTGCAGCACGATCGGCTCGATCATGCGGCCAGCCGCGATGGCATTCGCCGGAGCTTCTTTTTCCCAGCGCCTCGCCAATTCAGCATCGGGCGTGCGAAGGCCGCAAAAGTGCGTTCCAGAAGCATCAAAGATCAGGCGATGGGTGTGCATTTTCTGTTACCAGTAATCGACTGCGAAGGTTGAACTCACGGCCACCGACTGCAGGTTATGGCTATGGGTGTTCGGCACGGTATTGATAGTTACGCTCGTGGTCGCGTTTGATGGCATCGGCAACAGCGATACGCCGATAGTGCTGGTGCTCACCTGGTACACGGTCGACCAGCAATTCATGCTGCCGGAATTGACGGCACCCAGGATAGGTTTGACGCCGAGTGAATGGGTCAGCGTCTGCGTGACATTCGCGCCGATATTGTTGATGGCGATGCTGTAAGAGGCCGAGACGGTAGAAACGCCCGTCCGGTTCGACGTATCGACCGTTGTCGACCCTATGTCGCCAGCGGTTCCGCCGCTCACGTTTCCGCTGGAACTCACCGTGCTCGATGTTGCGTAGGCTGCGCTGAAGTTGCCGTACGTGTCCTGCGCACGCACGCGATAGGCATAGGTGTGCGTGTAAAGAATGGTGCTATCGATGTAGGTCGTATTGAGCCCGGCATGCACCTGTGCGTAGGCGCCGCCGTTGTCGGAGCGCTCCAGCACGTATTGCTCGACGTTCGTAGCGCTCACGGTCGGCCAGGTGACGCGGATGTTCTTGCCCATCGCTTGCGCGGCCGTGCAACTGGCGACAGTTGGCGGAACGGCCGTCTGGCCGGCCGTGGTGAACGTCGTAACGCTGGCACCGCCGCCGATAGCCGTTGCGTTGAATGTGCTCTGCACCACACCCTGCACGCTGTTGCTGTTCACGGCGTAACATTGCAGCCGGTACACCTCGCCAGGCCGCAGCGGCCCCAGCGTGATGCCATAGTTGCCGCCGCCGATGCTGGCACCGAGCCCGAGCGTTATCTCGCCGGTCACGTTGTGCACGGCGGCGAACCATAGCTGCTGCCAGTTAACAGCCGGCGGCGTTGCCTGCACCGTTGCATAGCTGGTGGTGGTGCCATCGTTCGCCACCCGCGCAGACGTGGCCGTAACCGCAAGCGCGGTCGGCGCATTCGGCGGCGTAAAGCTGTAATCCGGCTGGTAACCGGTCGGCGCGTTCGGCGGGAGGGCGCCGGCAGTATACGTGTATACCGCCGAATCGTATTCGAGCAGCGTGAGCTTGTTGCCAGATTTGATCCGGTCGATATTCCACACCGTGAACAGCTTTTGACCTGGCCAAAAGCGCGGGCTGGTCAGTGCGATCTGATCACCCGCGTTAACTTGTTGGCGATATACCGTTGCCGTGCATTGGCGACCACGCCAGCGCCGCAACGCGCGATAGCAGATTGCCTGATCCGATGTCGTCGCATCACGCAAATATCGTATTTCGCGGGGCTGATCCGGCCCAAGTATTCCGCCCGTTACAGCCCGCGACAGCGACACCTGCATCTGATTTGCGTCAGCGCTGCTCGGCGCATAGCTCAGCGTGACCGAGTTCGGCCGTGCGGGATCCTCGTAGTCCTGCACAATGATCGGATCGCCGAGGGATTCATCGTAGGTGTACGATGTAGAAGTCGCTACGTCCTGAAAAATCCCGTAATCGCCAGCACTGGTGCGGTAGAGGCCCGCTCGGGCGATGAATAACAAGTCATTGAGAATCGCGTCGATGCTGCGCGCACCCGCGCGGCCATAGTCGCAATCCACCAGCTGTGAGAAGCTGGCGCCGATCGCGGCGGTGAATGACGAACTGTCGGTCGTCGCGCCAGCATTTAGCAACAGGCGCTTGATTTCTGTGCTGGCATTGCGCGACTCGACGCCATTGCAATCCGCCTCGATCGCGTAATTGGTACCGTTGAAATCGACCTGTTGCTGCACGAACTTCAATAGCGTGAGCCAAAGCGGGAAAGACGTAACGCTCTTGATGTTTGCAGTACCGGTGTTGTTCCACACTCCCAGTGTTGTCCCGGTAAACGGTGCACCGGCACCCGCAGCGGCCAGGAAAATTGTCGTTGTTTTGCCGGCCGGCAAGCGGTACGTCATCACTGGCGGCGCCGCATTGCTGATTACTGCATCGGCGCCCGCACCGACCGTCACTGACAGCGCTAGAAAAACGCCAGTCGTGCTGGTGAGGTTCTGCCGGATATATGCATAGTTCGAACCGTTGACGGAGGTGATCGCGCAATTGCCGGTCGTGAACGTCGCCGATGCGCCGGCGCCAACGGTGGTCGTAGTCCAACCCGTGCCGCCGCTGGTGAACGCGCCGTTTGTGATCGCAGCGGGGAACGCTGTCTGCACTGAGTATTCGCTGGCCGCAACGATGCGGCGATTGCGATAGACGGTCAACGGCACCGGCATGACGTATAGCGATGCGATGCCAGAACCCAAGTTGGCAGCGACGGTTTCGTTGACAACAACCGTCGTGCCGGCCTGAGATGCTATGGTGTAACGCGCCGCATCAGTGCCGGATGTTGATGTCAGAATGACGACCTGGCCTACCGTCATCGGCATCAACGGAGCGTTGACCAAGACAATCGTTTTGGTGGACGCCGTAACGCTCGTCACCGCGAGTGTGGAATGTGTCGCGGTGCATACGCCATACCAATATTCGCTATTCGCCACATCCTGCCGAATCAGCGGACACGGAAACTTGAGCGCCGTTCCAACTGGCTCGCATATCGGCTTGCCCGCGTCGTCGCTTGAAATATCCGGCCAGTCGCCCGATTGCCACGTGTTGAACGGATAGGTCTGCTGCAACCGGGTTTGCTCGATATCCTGCAGGTGCAGGATGATCTGCCCGGATTGGATCGAATGGCCGACAATGGTCAGTATTTGCGTGTAGACCTGCTCCGTGGTCGAGTTGTCCGACCAGTGCTGGCGCATCACAAGCGTGATTGTGATTTGCGTGCCGGCGAGAATGTTGTTCACCGCCAGCGCGCGATAGGCGCTGCTCGCATCGCCGCCGATCGCAAGGTCGACATTCGCCCCCTGTGTGATGGATAGTTCGTCGCCGAAGCTCATGCCGAGCTGCGGCGCTGTGACGATGACGCCGTCGTACCAATTGCCGCCGCGCAGTTCGGTTTGCGTGCCGATGTAGTACGTCGTCGCGCTGAACGTGAACGATGCGAACGCGTGATATTCGCTGCTATTGATGTTGCCGGCCACGTCAGGCCGCCTTCAGCGCGCGCTTGATCGCTGGAATCGCTGTCGGCAGTACGTCTGTGAGCCCCGAGCGCACGGCCGCTGCAATTTCATGCGAGCCCATGCCGGTGCCGTGCACCGTCGTCGTGAGGTTGACGGTAATCGGCTGCGTGCCGCTGTCGCCTGGCTTCGGATGCGCCGGCTGATTGCCACCGCCACCGCCGCCACCACCGCCGCCGTGATTGCCAGAACCGCCGCCCGTGCCGGTGCCAATATTGCTGGAAATGGAGCTTAGAAAATCCTGCAGCTCCGACTCGATCGAGTCCAGCAGCGAGACCTCCTTGGCGGTTTCCTGCGCGATAAAGCTCTGCGGATCAAGCCCGCCCGTGATCGCCTTCAATTGCGCCATGAGTTCGTCGTGGCGCTTCTGTTCGGCCGCCTGCGCTTCGCCCTGCGCCCACTGGTAATACGCCAGTGCCTGCGCATTGAGCTTGTCGATCTGATCCTTTTCCTGCGCCTTGAGGTCTTCCTCTTTCTTGTTGAGCGCATCAAGCTTGTCCTGTTCGGACTTGCTGATCGTCACCGTCTGGCTTACGCCGACGCTGATATGCCCGAGGTGATCGAGCTGCTTTTGCAGAATGTCGACCTGCGATGCTTCCGGCTGCGCCAGCTTCTCGATCGCGTTGAGTTGCGCCAGCGTGGCATTGTATTGCTGCAGGTACTGCGGGCTGCTGCGGTCGTATAGGTTGCCGCTTTGTATCAATTGTAGCCTTTGCTGCAAGTCGCCAATCAGCGTATTGGCATCGGCAGCCTGTTGCTTGCCATGCTCTGAGTTCACGCGTGCAGTGAGGTCGCGAATGATGGCTTCGAGGTTGTCAGCCTGGCTGTAGCCGCCGAGCGGATTGGCCGTGCCGGTCATCAGCGCTTGAACGGTCTTCTCGGCGTTGCTGAGTACATCGGCCCAGGCCTTGGCCAGTTCGAGTTGCCGCTGCAAGGCCTTGCGGTGCGCCTCGTCATTGATGCGCGCGATGTCCGCGCTGATCTGCATCTGGCGCTGCGCTGCCGCTTGCTCGGCCGCAATCTCCGACTGGATTGCGGACTTTTCCTTCTCGATCGCGTCGATCTGCGCCTGCGTTGCCGCATCGACCTGAGCGATGGCCGCGCTGAGCCACGTGTCGACCTGGCCGATGAACTGCTGCAACAAGTCGAGCGTTTGCTGTGCGTTATCCGACGTATTGATTTCGCCCTGCGTCTGCTGCAGGCCACCCAGCGCCGTGGAAACGACGCCGGATTGATCGCCGTTCAGCGCCGCGATCTTTTGCGCGATCGTCAGGTTCAGGCTATACGATGCCTGTTCGAGCGCGTGCAGCGTGGCCTGCAGCTGCTGCACCATCTGTATTTCGGTCTGGTAGCGCGCGAGGATCTGCTGCTTGAGGTTCTGCTCCGCAGCAATGATCGCCGTCGGGTCTTGCGCCTTGATCGCCGTATCCAGCTTGCCCTGTGCTTGAACAATCCCATCATCGAGCTGTTTTAGCTGATCGGTGATTCTTTCCACCGGCGTGCCGGACAACTGCACGATCACGGAGCCGAAGTTTTTCAGCTCGTCTTGAATTTTCAGCAATCCTTGGAATGCGGCCAGCCGCTGTTGCACTCCGGACAATCCGTCGACGAACTGCTGCAGATCCGGCATGACAACAGACATGACGGCATCAAGGCGATCGGCCTCGATGTCTTCCACCGATGCGCCCTTGTAGGTCTTGTTGATAGCCTCGACGCGCGAGCGCACCTCGTCGATCAAGTCCGCCGGGATAAGGTTGGCCAGCGCGTCGTCGAATGACGCGATCTGTTGCTTGATCTGTTGATCCGCGCCCAGGTTCGAATGCTTGCTGAAAAAGCGCGTGGTGCCGAGCTCATCAGTGAAACTCGTATCCTGGCCGACGCTTTGCTGGCCAATATGCACTTCCGGTGTTTTCTGGCTGGCGCTGGATAGCGCGCCCATGATGCCGCCAAGAACAGCGCCAATTGCAGCGCCCCATGCGGTTCCAATGACAGGAATGATCGAGCCTATTTCAGCGCCGGTTACTGCGCCACTCGCTGCGCCTGAGATGATTCCGCCTGTCTGACCGCCTACAGCGCCACCAACAAGCTGGCCTCCAAGCCCGATAGCGCCCATTGCCACATCACTTCCCGCCGGGCCACTGCCCTCGCCCTTCATCTGCTTTTCAAAGGGAATGATGATCTTCTGCTTGATCCAGAACTCCGCGAGTTGCTTGGCGAGGTTCTGTTCTTCCTGCATCAGTTTCTTGCCGGCATCCTGCGCGCCGTGCACGAACATGTCGGCAAAGAATCCGGCGGCGTCGCTGGCCATGCCTTCGAAGAGGGAATGCAGTGCCTGCTCGTATTCCTTGTTCTTGTTGATGCTCTCGTCGCGCGCATCGGCGAGTTTCTTTTCTACCTCTGTCGCCTGCTGTTGCGTGATGATGCCGGCTTTGACTGCGGCATCCACAGCGATGACGCTCTTCTGGTATTGCAGGTTCGCGGCAGCAACCCGGTCGACCGATGCCAGCACTTGATCGTACGCCGACTGCACTTGCGCTTCGGCCTTGACTTCATCCTGCACCGCCTTCGTGTCCGCGGTGCGGCGCTGCAAATCGGCGAGCGCGGCGGCCTTGGCCAGTATCGTATCGGCATGGTGCTTGTCGACCGCGTCGGCCGCTTCGACAGCGGCCTTGTAGAGCGTGACCGCATCGGAACTCAGGCCATATATTTCCAGTTGCTGCGTCAGGCTCTGAATATAGCGATCGTCGGCAGCAAGATGCGCCTGATATTCGGCGGCGGCCTTGAGCGCGGCCGTGCGCTGATCAAGTGCGCGCGCCGCAGCGAGTAGCGCACGCGCATGCTCGTCATCCGCATGCGCACCACTCTGCGATGCAATGGCTTCTTGCGCGAGCGCGACATTCGAAGCGCCGAGCGCTGTCGTGCGCTGGCGCAGACTGTCCGTCATCTTGCCGAGGGCTTCGTTATTGCGCAGCGTTTCCTCGGCATGTTGTTCCACCTCGGCTCGCGCCTGGCGGAACCCGGTTGCGAAGCCGCCGAGGAAAGACTCGACGCGCTGGATCGTATCGGCAATGCCGGTCAGTGATTCGATATCCCTGTCGATTTCCCCGCGAAAATCTGCGGCGGCCTGTTGCGATTCCTTGAGCTTGCTAGCGTCAGGCGCGGCAACGGCCATGCCAATGGATGCGGCCAGTGCTGCCGGGCTGCTTATTGCTAATCCGCCAAGATTTGGATGCGCCTGCTGCAGCTCCTTGAACTTGTCCACAAGCAGCGTAGCCACATGAAGTGCAGTATTCAGCCTGCTCGTGTCTCCAACTGACTCGAAATAGTCGTTGACGTGTTTCTTGAGCTGATCCCACGCACCGCCCAGCGATTTTACTTGCGCGTCTTGCGCGGCCACAGCGCTCGGTGCCTCGCCGAGCTTTTGAATGTATTCCGTGAGACCCTGCTTGCTGTTTTCGATGATCTGCGACGAGCCCTGAAAGCTCACGATCATCTTGTCGCCGACGATCTCGGCCTGTATGCCGAGCTGCTGCAAGCCACGCGTATGGCCTTCCACGGCCGATGCCACCGCGTTCGCCACGGTGTCGACGCTCTGATTCGTTTCCGCGGCAACGTTCGCGAGCGATTGCAGCATGTCGCGCGTCGGCGCGATGCCGACATTCGCCAACCGCACCCAGCTCGCGGTCAACTGCTCAGATGTCGCGAGACTGTTTTCCGCAACCTGCGTGATTTCCTCATACGCTTGACGGGCGGCCTGCGCGCTGCCGGCGACGCCGATCAGCGTCGCCTGCAATCGCTGCGCTTCCGCATTCGCTTCGAGGAAGGCCTCGACGGCCTTTTTCACGATCTCGAAAACGCCCCAGGCTTCCATGAAGCCCTTGATCGTTTCGAGCGTGCCCTTGATCTTCTCGAGTGCGCCGTTCGCTTCTTCGGCGGCCGGCTTCACCGCTTTGATCTTGCCTTCGACGCTATCCAGCGCGGCCGTGACGTTGCCCTGGCCGTCCGTTGTCAACTTGATTTTCAGGACTGTGCTCACGTTACCGGATTCCTCTCCCGTTCCGCCTCTTCGTGCTCACGCCGCTCCGCATCGGCGGTCAACATGGCCGACTCGATCGTTTGCACGTCCTGCATCAGATCCGCGATGCGCAACCCTTCGAACGCCCCGCGCGACTCGCGCCGCCAGCGCGGCAGATGCAGCCGCAGTGTCGAGATGCATGCGACATAGTCCAGCCCCGTGCGTCCGCCGAACCCTTGCCGCCATTGCGTGGCCACCGTCATGAACGATGCAACGCCTGGCTGCGCATCCGGCAATAGCTTCGGCGCAGGACACTGCGGGCAGCGAGTGCCGCCGCAGGCTTTGCGGCAGTACTCGTTGGTCGAATTCGGGTACGCGGCAGATAAATCCCATAGCCGCTCCCCGTTCAGTTCGGCCCGGGCGCCTGCGATCCAGCGGCCCCAGGCGACGAGTTTTTTGCGCGTGCACCCTTGCTTGCTTCCACCAGCCCGGCAGCGATGCGCGGGTATTGCGCTTCATCGTTCAGAAGCGCATCGAGCGCTTCTTGCGTGAACGGCAATTGATCACCGCTCGCCGTGACGATGTCGCGCCAGCCCACAACACGCTCGCGCAGTTCGGCATCGTTTCCCGCCTCCAGCGTTTCGTATTCCTGCACGGCCGCTTGAACAGCGGCGGCATCCTTGGCCGCGCGCAGATTCGCCAAAGGCATCTCCAGCAATTTGCGCTCCCGCGCCTTGAGTTCCTTGCGCGTGTAGATGCGATACAGGATCGATACCGGCGCTTCGGTCGGATCGCCGCCACTGGCATCGCGCGCCACGAGATTGACGCGCCACCAGACCTTCCCCTCGTTTGCAAACGAAAACATGCGTACTCCTTACGCGGTTGCGCGCGGCGTTTTCAGCGTGAATGCGGTGGCCTGCTCGGCGCCGGCCAGGCGATAGCCCGTGAATGCCAGCTTCTGCATCAGCCCCTTCGGCCCGTCGATCGTCGGCCCCGCCAGCTTGTAGACGAGGTTCGGGATGTTCATCACGAGATTGTCGTTGCCGGCCGAGCCATCGCCGGTGCCGTTCGTGAATGCAAGGTTCAGGCTGCTGCCGGTATTCGCCAGCGCCTTGTTGAGCAGCGCCATCGAATCGAACAGCGCAGTGGCCGTGCCCGTGATTTTCACCATGCCTTCCGGCAACTGGCCACGCACACCGCCGGCATTGATCGTGTACAGCGAGTTGTCCAGATCGTTGTCGACCGTCAGCTGCAGCTGCTGCATCGATCCATATGCACTGCCGCCTTCCTGCAGCGTGCAGACGAACATCGAGAATCCGGTGTGACCGAAATCGCTCGGCGTGGCATTGATCGTAGCGGCCTGAGTCCAATCCCAGTTGCTGCCGATCAAGTCGTAACTGGCGTCGATGAAGCCGCTCGGGTTGAACGTGAACGTGCCCTTCGAATGACGCAGACCGGCCAGGCGCAGGAAGCGGCCCGGGGCCGTCAACACCGACGTGTAGTCGATTTCCATGCCCAGGCCGACCGGAATCGCATTCGCGCCGGAGCCCGGCGCGAAAACGAACTGATTACGACCAGCGGCGAGGTTCGTGATCGTCGGCGCGCCGAGCAGCATCGCCAGATGCTTCACGCAGCTTTGCGGCGCGAGCACGGTCTTCATCGTGCCGCCGATATCCTTCTTGCCGAGGATCGGCTGCAGCTGGCCGCGCAATCCGCCGGCCATGGTCATGTCGATGATCTGCTCCAGCTCGGGATTCGGCTGGAAGCTGACAAAGTACATGTTCTCCGTGGCGAGCTGGCCGCTGATCACCGTCGACGCCACCGTCTGCGGCGGGCTGATCGTGTAGGTGCCCAAACCGCCCACCGGGCCTGTCAGCTGATTGACGATGACAGTTCCCGCGGTCACACCGGTGCCGGTCAGCACCTGACCTGGCGCAAACAATCCGGTCAGGCCGGACGCGGCCGTGAACGTTGTCGTCGTGATCGAGCCAGTGGCCGATCCTGACGCGGATGGCTGCGTGGCGTAGGTATTTTCGTACCACGACTGGATTTTGGTGCTAATACCCTTGACGATAGGCATGGCTGAATTCTCCGGTTATGCCGTGGTAGCGGGTTTTGGCGCATCGGCTTTCGCCGACGCTGGTTCGGGTTTCTTCGCGGTCGCGGACAGCGCGCTCAGGCTGTCGAAGCAATCCATGTGGCGCGCATCGATCTGCAGCGCGACTTCATCCTTCGCGAGTGTGGTGCGCTCGAAACGCTTGTCGAGCAGCGCGGCGTAATCGGCCGGCACTTCGTAGGCCTTGCCCACCAGGAACGGACCGAACGCCATCTCGCCGGCACAGTTTTCTGCCTTGATGCGCACCAAAACTTTTTCGTTTGCCATGATGTATACCTCTCCAAAATTCAGTGTTGTATAACTTGCTGAATTAGTTGCGATTCCACGCGTGTTCCACGTGCCACCAACAAATCACAGTTGCGGTGTAGTGCAAGATGGCAGTCGCGGCACAGCCAACGTATCGCCAAGGGCTTGCGGTAATCATCGTGATGCATTTCGCTATCCGCGCTCCCGCAGTGTTCGCACGAACGCTGCGCTATCTTGCCGCGGCGCTTCGCAACACTGGCTTGGCTGCGAGCGTTATCTCTGAAACGCTGATCCGAGTTGAGCGGATGTGATTTGCGCCAGTCGCGCATATAGGCGGCATGACACGCGAAGCAATAGCGACTTGAGCGCTCATGTAGAACACCGCACCGACTGCAAAGCCCATCCTTGCGACCATTCGGGAGAAGATTGCGACGGCGATACCGCCGTTTTGGCCGCGTCAAATTGTTGGCCGCGTAGTCCATCACCCGGCCCTTGGGAACGTGTGCAGGCTTTCGACCGTGGCGCGCCAGATCTGCGTCGGATGATTCACCGCGCGATCCGGCTGCCAGTCGGTGAGCACGGCCAACTCGCACGCATTGCCAGGCATCGGATTGCGCAGTAGCAGTTGCGTGAGCAGGTACGGCAGATCCGCGCGCGCGTTCGCTGCGGCATCGCGGTTGTTGTCCATCCACACCAGCGCGAGATGCGTTTCGTGCGTGAATGATTGCGACGACAGACCGATGGTCTGCGACTCGCGCGAATTGTTCGCTTCCGGAGCGGCCTTGCCGTCGCCGATTTCCAGCACCCAGCACGGATATATGCCGGCCGCAATCTCGCCGAGCGGCCGGTTCGAATTCACAAAGTTGGTGACGGCCTGCCCGAGCGCGGTCTGCACGGCCGCGATGAACGTCGCGTCCGTCGTGAGCAGGCTCGCCAGTGCATCGCGGTAGTCGCGCAGCTGCGTCATGCGGCCAGCACCTCTGAAACTGGGCCGATGATGTAGCTGGCACCATCCGTGCTATCCACCGCATCCTGCGCAAATGGACGCGCCTTGCGCTGTACCTTTCGCGTTTTGCCGCGGCCGGCGAATTCGGTGACGATGCCGCTATGCACGGCCATGGCGTAGTCCGCCGTAAACGAAATGACGCCGATGCCTGGCGATGGCTGTTGCACGGTGCGGCCGCCGCGCAGATTGCCGCTGCGCACCGGCACTGGATACGAATACGGCGCACCGCCGCCGGACAAGTTCTTGACGGCTTTGGCCTCCACGGCGAGCAGCCACGAGCGCATACCGCGCTCCACTGCCCCAGGAAGCGCATCGCGCTTCGCGCGCACGCTGGCCGCGGCTTCGTCGGAGTTTTCGCCGATGCGGATCACTGCGCGCCTCCGTAATTGCGCGCGGCTGTGATCGTCTGCGGCATCATGCCGGTTTCGATTATGCCAGTGCTCGCGCCGGTGCCAGGGATATCGGCCTGCACATCGAGTCCGAGCGCGCGCTGCGCTTCGCCGATCCAGAACGTTTGATCGCACTGCGCATCGTCAGCCAGGTCGCGGGCTTTCTGCAGCAGCGTGGCCTTCTTGTCGGATTCGAGTCCGACCGTGGCCGAGCCGTCGAGAAATGCAACGCGGCGCAGCCATAGCACCTGCGATACATATGCCACTTCGGCGCGTAGCAGGCAATCGAAAACATACCCCGTTGTCGTTGCGGCGTAATTGGCCGCGGTGACCTTCGTCGACGCCCAATTGCTCGCGCGCGTAAGCAGCGTATCGATGATTCCGCCGGCCGTGGCGAACGTCGAAGGGCTGCCGAAATTGACGGCTTGAAACCCTTCGTTCGTTACGTCAGCGATTGTCGCCTTTGCGGCCATCTAAACGTCCATCCTTAAACAAAACGCCGGGCGGCGTTGCCGCCAACCCGGCGAAACCCACTACCCTCTGCCCTGCAGCGGAGTTACACGTACTTGACGCGCACCACCTGATTCGTGTCGCCGATCGCGCCGTTGAACTGGCCGCTGGCGAACCAGTCGGTTGCGCGCGCGGATGCATCGCGCTGCTGTTCGACGGACAAGTCCTGCCACAAACCACGCTTGATCTTCTTGCCCGGCACGAGCAGGTAGTAGCCCAGGTCGTTCGCCGGAATCCAGACCGACGTGATCAAAGCGTCGACGGTGTAGGCGATCGGTTCCTTGAACGTACCGAACTGCACCAGGTTGGCGCTCTGCTGCGCCACGAGCAGGCGCTGCAGGCGGCCGGCCTTTTCCGGCGCGCATACGATCTTGAGCCCGGTGTTCTGGCCCACGCCGTAACCCATCGTGCGCAAGTTGCGCAGCAGCACGGCGGCGGAGGCGTTGAACGTGGTCGCGTCGTCGGTCGCGAAGTTCTGATTGATACCGGTGCCGATCGCGGTGAACAGCCCGTAATGCTGCTGCGCCATGGTGTCGTACCAGTTCGCGCGGAACTCGCCGATCACCTCGTCGATCTTCCAGTACATCTGCTTGGTGATCCAGTCATCTTGGATACCCAACCCAGCACCGAAGGTCAGATAGCCGACCGACAGTTTCGACTCGCTGATGTTCGTGCGCTTGTTGATCTGCGCACCCGGCTTGATCTGCGTGTAGGTGATACCGGCGTTCGTGTCGTCGATGTCGAAGTGATCATGCGGCGAGTTGCGCAGGTCGACCAGGTCGAATAGCTGCATCCAGCCCGTGTCAACGTCCGGCATGTTCGAATGGAAGAACGCAGCGAACTGCGCATCGAGCGCGGTGAGGATTGGGTTGTTGCTGGCGGTCGCGTACTTGGTCGCGAGGAACGTCTTGCGCTGCTCGCTGTTCGGCAGATAGGACATATCGCCGCTGCGGGCCGCCTTGATCGCTCGATAGAGTTGCGATGGATTGCGCTGGAACATTTCCATGGCCAGCGCCGGCATTTTCAGCTCCAGGTCGATCGATCGCTTGAGCGCGACCTTCGCCTGCTCCAGCGGCATGCCCTTGAGCGCTTCGAAATTGATGGAGGTATGCATTTTTGGCAGTCCTGTAGTCTGCGGATCAGGCCGCGAAAGTGTCGAAGCGGAAGCGGCCGGTCGGGCCGTTGGATGCCGAAGCCTCCAGCGCGTAGCCGCAGAGCGTGTTGCTCGTGCTCACGTTGGTGAACTTGCCGGCGGCGTTGTCCCAGTAAATCTTGTCGCCCACAGCGATCGCCACGGCGGCCTGCGGGCCGTCACTGAGAACCGCGTACGTGTAATACGCGTTCAGCGCACCGGACAAAACCGTGTTGGCCGGGATGAACACGCGGGCGTTGATCAACACCGGCGTCCACGCGGTGTTGTTGGCCGGCGCGGCAAGCTGGCAGGTTTCTTCCTGGCCGGTCGGGGAACGATTCTGCAGACCCATGATTTAACTCCTCGTGTGTTCGGAATCAGGCCGCGGCGGAAGCCGGCGCGAACTGCAGCAGGCCTTTCAGCGGATGGTCGTCCGCGAATGCCTTGTCGCCGGCAACTTCCGGTGATGCGTTCGGATCGCTGCCGCGAATCGCGGCGGGCTTCTGCGTTGTCTTGCTGGCGATGCCGTGCAGCGTTTTGAGCTGCGCGATCGGGAATGACGCGTACGCCGCCTTGGCGGCTTCGACTTCCTCGGGCTTGTCGCCCACGGCGCCTTTCTGGCGGTCGGCAGCCACGAGATCGTCGATCATGGAAGCGCGCGCGGCCTTGCCGGCGATGGCAAGCGCGGCCAGCGCGGTCGGATCGTCGGCGAGCACCTCGTTATCCTTGCCGAGCGCCGTCTTGAGCGCGGTGAACTTGTCGGCCTGCGGCTGCAAAGCCTTCGTCTTCGCCTGTTCGGCGGCGATCTGCGTATCGAATTCTTTCTGGTCCACGTTGGACTCCTCGTCATCATCTTGGGAAGTTGTGCGCTTGTTCGCTTTCGCGCCCTTGATGGCGCGTGCGCCCGGCTGCGCGCCGAGCCACACGAGCGAACCTTCGAGCGCTTCGCCGGGGCCGACGATGCGGCACGCCTGCAGTTCGCGGCCCTGCGCATCCTTGATCGGCGTGCGCGCGGTTGCCTTGAACCCGATCGAGACATCGCCGGCAATGCCGGCATCCATCTTCGTCAGCAGCGTGGCGTTGTCGGCGGTCTTGGCGAAATAGCCGTCCGCCATCAGCAGCGTGACTGTGCTGCGATCCGGCGGAAGATTTAGGTCTGGCTCCTTGAGCATCGCGCGGGCTTCGTCGAGCGAGCACGTTTGCAGCTGCGCGCCGTACCACTTGCCCTCGGCCGGACCGGTGTCGCCGTCCCAGCCATTCGGATGCTTGATGTAGATGCCCTTGCCCGGCAGTGACTTCGCGAAGTCCGCTAGCAGACCTTCGTCGAAGGCTTCCGCATCGCGATCGATGCAGTTGTGAGCGAGCACAAAGCTGCGGGTGTACAGCGACTCGGCCGCCATGTCGTTGAGGCAATACTGGCGAATCTGCGCCAGCTGTCCATCCGACGGCGTGCCGGCGCTCTTACCCCGCGCCGGCAGCGACTTGGCAGCCTTGAAACTCACTTGCCGCCCTTGGCGTTCGCGACGGTGGCCGGCTTCGTCTCGTAAGCCTTCAGGTCGCCGACGTTCTGGCGGCCGTGCAGCTTCAGGTGTTCGATGCGCGCGGCGGCCTGGTCACACGTGAGCGGACCGGAATAATCCTCTTCCAGCCATTCCGGGAGTTTTGCCGGTGCAGCCTCTTCGGCTTTCGCTTCGGCGGTTTTCGTGTCGTCTTTCGGATCCATGGCGCCCTCGATTCGGTTGATCGAATGAGCGCTATGTGCGCCCGTTCACAATCGTCGGGCGCTATGTACTCCGCGCGTGCGTGTAGTGTCGTCCTCTACGGGTTACACGTTTTCCGTATCGCCCGCTTCTGCGGGATCAACGGCGATGATTGTGCACCGGCAATTCGGATGGCTGTCATCCATCGGCTTCGGCGCGCTGGCGATATCGTACGGGCCGTTGTCGGCCAGTTCGTTGCAGATTTGACACGCGCCGCCGCCGGTGACCCAGTTCACCTGTTTGACGCCCATGTTTTCATACTCACGCAACTTGCCAGCGCCCTGCGCGCGCGCAATCTCGCTACGCGCAAGGCGCGTCCAATCGTATTCGCCGAGGTCGAATGCCGCGGCCAGGCGATCGGCGACGGTGTTCGGATTGATGCCGTCGAATGCACCATCGGCGAGCTGCTGCACGATGCCATCGTGATAGGTACGAACGGCGGCGTTGCGCACCAGCTCCAGCCCGCGCGTGGCAATTTCCAGGCGGATCGATTCGCGATAGGCGTCGACAGCGGCTTGCGCGTCAAACTCGCTCGCGGCATTCTCGAGACCGCGCACGAATGCATCGAACGCCTGCGCGATCAGCGGGCCATCCGTTGCGCCAGCCGCGGCAATGAACCGGTCTTGATCCGCCATCAGCTTGCGCAGCATCGTGCTCGCGTCGAATGTCCATACGGCCGAGCCATCGGCTGACATCAGTCCGAGCGTGTCGGCGGTATCCGCTTCCAGCTGTTGCCACAGTTCCATCAGCCCGTTTGCCGCTGCCGCTTCGATCAGCGGCAGTTGCGGATCGCTTTCCGCCCACGGTTCGCCATCGTCTTCGCCGGCCGCCTTGTGCTGCGTGCAGTCGTGAAACGTCAGTTCGGTGACGATGCTACCGTTTTTTTTTAAGTGCGTTTGAACACTTTTGACGCGCGCGCCCTTGCCCTGATTCGGATCGCCGCCGAGCCCCGGCGGCATGCCGTCGACGACGCCGGTCGGCGTATCGTTCGCGCCGGTGCGCCCCTGCGTCATCATGTCGGCTTGTGCATTGAGGAAGCGCGCCTGCGCCTGTTTCATCACGTCGCGCAGGTTCGGCAGCTCTTGCACAATTTCCCAATCGCCCGGTTTCCACGTGTAGCCTTCGCCGCGCAGGTGCGTCGAGACGATCGTATTCAGCGCTGGCAGGCGGCGCACGAAACGCACCTTGGATTCCATCAGCACCATCTCCGACTGCTGATCGGCCATGCGGCCGGCCTGCGCTTCGGTGATGCCCACCATCCAGCCAGGAATGCGCAGCTTGGCGAGGATCTGCTCAACCATGTGCCGGCTCGGCATCTCGATATCCATCACCTCGCCCTTGCCGCCGATCACCTGAATCTGGATTTCGTCGTCAGCGCCGATCGCCTGCACAAAGTCCGCACTGTTGCCCATGCGCTTCGCCGACAACACGTTCGCAAGATCGTTCGCGAGTGTGGCCGTGCGTTTGTCCAGGTCGGTTTGCTTGAGTGAACGGTTTTTCGTTTTGTACGTGAGTTGGAACGGCGGATCGCCGAACCGATCCCACGCGCGGCCGGTCGCGTTTTGGATACGCAGCAGGTTCTGCGAGACGAACTCGATCGAGCGCAGCAGACTCACGCCATACGGGTTGTTTGATTCCGGCCGGAACGCGTTGTATACAAGTGTACTAGGATCAAGGTCCATGTAATTGAGCTGATTAAGATAGCCAGGCGTCACGTTCACAATGTTGTTGCGCACGACCACTTCCGTGTAGTCGGTGCCATTGCGCCTGGTTGCGAGTTCGTACGCCGGCGGCCGGTAGTACCATTCGATCGTGCCGTTTTCGTCGCGGCGCGCGAGCAGGCCCTTAGCATCGGCCGTGCGCAATCCGATCAAGCGCCGGCCGCGCGCATCCATGACGCGCTCGGCCATACCGAAGCCCTGTTCGTACATCTCGTTGCCTATGATTTCGTAATAGCTCTGCAGACCGAACTCGCCATCGTCGACCGGCAACTCGCGCATCGCAGCGTCCAGCTCGTCGCACAGCGCCTGGTCCTTGCCTTCGAAGCGCACGAGGCCGTCGAGCAGCACCATGCAGTTGATGCCGCCCTCCAGTAGCGGAATCGCACGGCGCAATGCTTCGTAAAAATACGGGTTCACCAGCTGCGGCACGAACGTGTGCAGCATCGCATCCCACGGGCCGAGTGTCATGCCTGCGCGTACGATCTGACTGCCGCCGAAGGCTTGTTCCTTGCGGCCGCGGAGACCGCGTGCCATGACGCTGGTGTTCTTGATAGCGCGCGAGCGCGATGTTTTTGCCTTGGAAGTTTTCATGCTGCGCTCCGGTAGCGTACACCGCTGGAAAATACGTCAATTGTGGAATTCGCGTCATCGTAGAGTTTGCGCAGCATCTGCATGCGCCGCGCATCGATGTTGTGATCGTTTGTTTTTGCGTAGATCGGCCACTTCGCACCTTCGCGCGCGGTGTGATTCGTGAGCCAGTTCAGCGCTTCGGTGTCATAGGCCATCGAGTAACCGAGCGCCTGCAGGCGTTGCGAGATCATCTGCGTCGCCCAATGCTTCGCGGGCGCGCGCACAATGTCCTCGCCGGCGTCGTCGCGCGCGTCGCGCAGCGCTTCGCCGGTCTCGTCGATGCACTCGACGGCATTCGCGAACTGGAACCCGGTCATCACTTCGTCGAAGTGCGCCTCGGCGAAGCGGTCCGTGTTCTGCAAATCCTTCACCACGGCCGTGCCGGCAGAGCCCAGGTCGACACCCCAGTGCGGCAGCCAGCCGAACAGTTCCTGCAGACAGAAAATCAGCTCGCGCTGTGTGTGATACGGCAAGCCGCGCGCGTTCACGCGCAGCGCGTCGCGCCACTTCGGCCCGATCTGCTCGCTGATGATCAACTCAGTAGGATCGTTGCTTTCGCCCAAGTCGGCGCCGGCCCAAAACACGCCGGTGGTCGCGCCCTGCAGGTGTTCGCGCAGCAGCGTGCGCATCGCCTCGCGGCGCGCATCGTCGTCTTTGCCGATGAACGGCGCGAGATCCATTGCCGTGTCCTGCAGCCAGTGCTCGATGCCGAATTTCTTGCCCTGCGCGAGCTGCAGCTCGATGCGCTTGACGATCACGGACAATTCGCCGCGCTGGCGGTCGGCCGTGAGCTTGACGATGCGGAACTCCGGCACCTCTTGCACGTTCGGCAGTACCGTTTCCCAACTCCACACCGGCGATTCCGCATCGCCATGGTCGCCGAGCACGTTGCGCACGTAACCCGGCGATTGCCGGCCGTTGTATAGCCGCACGAACTCGCGGTCGCGCTCCTCGCTCCAGAACGGCGGCGGCATGATCGACTTCGGCCAATGGAACAGGCGCCAGCCTTCCTTGTCCGCCGGCAAATCCGGCACGGCTTGCTGCGTCAGACCAAAATATCCCGAGGCACGATCACCATCCGGCACGGAATAGATGCGCTTGCGGCAGCCCGGCATGCCGGCGCGCCAAAACTCCGTCCACTGCACCGCGCGCTTCAGCTTCGCCGCTTCGTCCATCAGCAGCATGCCGTTGACGTGCACACCGCGGAACGCTTCGCCGTCGTGTCCGGCCGGCCGGTAATACACGCGCGCGATGCCGGCGCGCTCGGTTTCGCCGAGCGGAATAGTGAGAAAGCGCTGCATCATGTGCGGCGTGCGCTTCGGCTTCAGCCAGAACTGCGACAGCAGCGAACCTTTCGCGCCGCCATCTTCCTGCGCGCCGACCTGCTCCTCCACCGCAAGAATGATTTCGTCGAGATGCGTCTGCTGCGGCGCGCCGCACAGTATCCACGGGCGGCGCACGGTGAACCCCATCGCCGTGCATGAGCCCCATAACACCAGGCATTGAATCTCGCGCGTCTTGCCCACTTCCGCGCCGTCCTGGTGCACACAATCCTGCGCGAACGCGCGCAGGCTTTCGCGCTGGTAATCGAAAAACTTCCACGGCTCGCCCGTACGAGGCTCGATCAGATACGTCTCGCACCAGCGCACCGGATCCTCGAACACGAACAGCACCAGCGCCTGCTCCAGCGTGATGCCGTAATCGCCGCGATCCAGCCCCTGCCACGCCCAGCCGCGGCCATCGAGCCATGCCTCGAACTCGTCTGGCGCATAGACGTTGCGCTCCGCCATGGCGCGGAGGGCGGCGTGGGAGGCGTTGGGGAGCTTGCGCTTTATCATCAGCAGTACAAAACGCCGTCTCTAAAGCTGCGGCGACGCAAGCCCGCTGGTTTATCTTTGTTTAGGTCGCGCACGCGCTCGGCTAAACTCTTTTTCTGAGGCGCGGGATGCTCCATTGTCGGGTCGTGTTTGAACACTAGCGCGAGGTGCGTCTTAACCTGCGCGACCTGTTCGGCTGTCAACCCAGCAACCGACTGCCCAGCGCCCAACTCGAAAAAGCCCTGCAGCCAGAAACAGAAGTTTTCGGCTTTCATGGCTACTTGCCGGCTGGACGCTTGTCGAGACCTTTCTCGGCCAGCACTTCCGCCACGTCGTCAATGTGCAAGCAATCGCACATGCAAGCAGTCGCCTGCGCATGCTGCACCACTGCGATGCTGCCGTTGCAATAGTCGTTGCCAGGGGTCGCGCGCTATGCAGCACGCCATAGGCGACAACTTTGCCACCTTCGAGCTGAACAATCTTGTCGCCGTTTTTTGCCTCGCGGCCATTTCTGTAATGCATTTTTGTATCCTCGTTTCGTTGTGCCGCTCTCACTGTGGCGGCTAACAGTCAAGCTCGTCGCGCAACTCCGAAATCGTGACGTCTTCCGGGCATTCCGTGAGAAAGCGTTTGAGCCGCCGCACGAAATTGTCCCGCGCCTTGCTTGTGGTCGCGTCTGCACGATGTTGGCCGCCACCAGGGTTGTCTCGATAAGTTGCGCACGCCTCATCGATCGCTTCGTCAATGTCAATGCGGCGCGTGAGTGACATCACTCAGTCCTCGTGCTCAACCAGCGTGAGGCGGCTCGGAACCTCGTGCAGTTCAACTTCGCCTACTGAGATCCGTGCGCGCACGCCGTGAAAGTATACTTTTGCACAAACAAACGGCGTATCGCTATCTGCATCGATGGCGTCTAACTCAATGCGCTTGACGTTGGCCAATGCACGCCCGCTGGCGATGTCGACGATTCTCGTCCCGAATCGTGTGCCATCAGATTCGATGCCAATGCCGTTCGGAAACTTCGTGTTTTGGTCGATTACGATCATCTCGTCAGTCATCGCTATGCTCCAATGCGGGCCGATGCGGCCCCTTCAGCTTGTTTCCAGCGCGCGCGAAGATCGCGCCGATAGCGCGCTGCAATCCATCGGCCGCATCGTCTTCGTCTTCCAAGCGCTGGCGCGCCTTCGGCGTCGCTAGCAGCTCGGCGAAATTGATGCCGAGCGATTCCGTGAGCTTGATCAAGTGCGCCAGAACCGGATTCGCGCGCATGTCGGCGACGTACGGCCTCTGCGTCAGCGGATCGATCAGCACATTGCCGTCTTTCGTGACGACTGGAATTTCCACGAGCACGCCGCGCGTGGCAACTTCCTCGCGGATGTGATTCAGCATTTGCAGCGTGCTCGACAACTCAGCGGCGAGCAGCCCATGCATGCCGTCCATCTCGCCATCGCGCATTGCACGCATGAGCGATTCGAGCGCATGCACATAGACGGTTTTGTCCAGGCAACTGCCGCCGGCATGCGTCAGACCGTCGAGCACCAGCCCGCACGGCTTCTCCGTGCGCTGCGGATTGTCAGGATGAAACGGACACGTCGTCACGCACGGCTTGCCGAACAGCTTGGCCACGCTCGTTGCACCGAGCCCGAACTGCGCACGATTGATCGCGCTATAGCGTCCGTGCTTCCAGCCATTGCGCGATACCGCCGCCTTACCTTCCTCCGTGACCGGCCCAGTCGACAGCTCGCGGCTCGCCTCGTTAGCCACCGGCGCATTCGCCCGGCGCTGCGCGAGTGCTTCATCGCTCATCGTGTAAGGGCGCTTGGGTTTTTTCGAGTCAGTCATGGCGCGCGCTATTACCACATTCTGCTGTCACGCTGCGTCCGCCGGAGTTTCCACTCGCGATTCCGATCCGCCGAAAAAGCTCGACAATTGCCGCTGCAGCTTGGAGCGGTACAACGCCATTGCCGCCGCATCGCAACTGGTGTGCGCGATATTCGTCCACAACGGCGGCAGACCCATCAGCCAGCACACGAATGCCGGGTTCAAACGCCGGCGCGAGCCACGGGGTTGCGGCGAGGATGTCTGGCCATCGTTCGTCGGCTGGTCCTGGTGCAAATAGCGCTCGACTTGCTCCGGAAGCCTCACTCCGCGCGTCATGTTGCGCCTCATATCCAGCCCCCCCCCTATTGGGGAACCTTTGCCGTCCGTTGCCGAAGGCGTCGGCCATGCGCGCGCCGCAATCGCCAGCGGCATTCCCAATCCGTTGCCGTTTATCTCCATCGCCTTCATGCGGTCGCGGCGATCCTCCCACGACGCTAGTGATTCTCCATCGTTCGATACGCTCGCGCTCGGCGTCGGCCAGCGCATCGCGTCCACTGTCAGCGACGCAAACTCCGACTCCGACCGCGCCGATTCCTTCGAGTCTTGGGATTGCGGCGTTGTCCAAGCTCGAACCGCCGTCGAAAATTCGTTCCCGTCCGGCCCGTTCCCCGCGCCGAATCCGTGCGGAGTAAGCCACGATGAACACTCGCTCGCGTCGGTGAGCAGCGCCAGCGGCTGCCGCAGGTAGCACCAGCCATTCCGCATCGAACCCGTCTTCGGCCAAGTCGCGGAGTACGTCGTCGAATCCGCCGGAACTAAGCAGACCTGTGACGTTTTCGAGCACCACGAGCCATGCTCCAGACTCGCGAACAATGCGTCGGATGTCAGGCCATATCCAGCGCTCGTCGTCGGTGCCTTTGCGCTTGCCGGCATGGCTGTGCGGCTGGCATGGGAATCCCGCAGTGATGCAATCCACTGCTCCGCGCCATGCTGCAGCGTCGAAGGTGACGAGATCAGACCAGATAGGCGCCGCATCCAAGGCGCCCGCTTCCATGCGGCTCGCAATGAGCGCAGCCGCATAGGCTTCCCGTTCCACGTAAGCGGCAACTCGGCTTTGCCATCCGACAAATTCGCAAGCGGCAGCGAGTCCGATCTCGAGACCGCCATATCCGGCGCACAGAGCGATGGTATATATATCCACATTGCTCACTCCGCGTTTTCCAGCACCAGCGCAACCGCTTTGTGCGTGAGCCCGAACGATTTGCCTATCTCGCGCAGCGACGCGCCAGTGGCTTGGCGCATGTCGACGATCTGCCGATTGCGCAGCGGCCGATATAGCGCCGCGAAGAATTCCTCGCGCGATGGCACATGCACTTTCTCCGTACCCAACTCGTCGAGAATGATCGCGAGGTTATCGATACCAATCCGCTTCGCAATTGCGATCCACAGCTCGGAGGTTTTCTCTGGGCGTGGATTTATCGCCGCTTCGGAGACAAGGCGCATCTCGAAAACGGTTACAGGTTCGCCGCGGTGCGAAAAGTCGGTCATGTGCGGCGCGCCTCCATATCGATCGACGGTCCGTAATAGGAACCTGTATCGCCAGTCGGAACGAATATGGATCGCGCGCGCTTGTCGGACGCGCGCATTTTTATGACGGCCGCAGCGAGCGCTGAAGATCCGGTTCTGCACTTGCCTGTAATAGTTCTCCAATTGCGGCAGCCAATGCCGCGTACCTGGCCGATGAAATATCCATCAGTTCGCAGGATGTGTACTTGTACACATTCCATCATATCGCCCTCTCTCCAATCTGTTGCGCCCACCGCGGCATACCTTCCGGACGCGTGCCAAGCACTTCATGCTGGCGGAACGCCTTCAGCCGATACCGCCGCTGTTTTGTCGACACGGCGATATAGCGCCGCGTCGTTTCTATTTTTTCGTGACCGAGCAGGATGCGGATGCGCTCGATATCGATGCCGTCGTCGTAGAGCTGCGTGGCGAACGTCACGCGGAAGCGATGCACGCCCCATTCTCCGAGTCCGGCTCGGCGCGCGATCACGTTGACAACGCGCTCGATCGTCTTCGCCTGCATCGCCTGGCCGAACCAGTTGCGCGTGACGGTAAAAAACACCGTATCGCTGCGCAAATCCGGCAGCTGCGAGCGCAGTTCCAGCCAATCACGCAGCATCTTCACTACAGGCCCCTCGATCGCCACCTCGCGTTCCTTCGCGCCCTTGCCATCGATGCGAATCACGCAGATGCGATCATCCATTTCGAGCTGATCCATGCGCAGCGTCGCCGCCTCTTCGCGCCGCATGCCGGTCGTATAGAGCATCGTCAACAGCACTTCATCGCGCTTGGCGACTATCGAGGAGCGGCCGAGCCGAGCGGAAGCAAACAGTTTTTGCAATTGCTGCTTTGTATACTTCCGCGGCGTATGTTTCGGCACCTTCGGCTGGCGCGCGCCTTCGGCGCAGTTGCGCCCGAGGCCGCGCGTCGACCGCCAATCGTAGAAACTGCGCACCGCCGACAATGCCAGCGAACGATGCCCAGCCGAATGCCGGCGCCGAAACCACAAGTCGCGCATCCACTCGTCGATTTCCGAGAGTTGTATATTTGTATAATCCAGCCCGCGCGCCTGAACCCAATCCGAAAACCCGCCGAGCGTTGCCGCGTAGGCCTGCGATGTCGATCGCGCCAACCCGCGCGCAGCCGTGAGCCACGTCACCCATTGCCAACATTCCGCCAGCCATCCCGGCGCGCCAGCGAACCCGGCGCGCTTTTCGTTCAAGCGCATCGCCGCGCCAAGACCGCGCGTAGCGAGGATGGTGTCGCGCTGGATGGCTAGGCTCATCGGAAATCGAATCCATTGTTTGCAATATCGTCGCCGCACTCGACTGCATACGATGTGCCGCCATACCACGGCTGCTTATCCACCAGCACACATGGAGCGTCGTATAGCCAAACGGATGAATGGTCGAACGCCGTGACGATCACACCGACATTCAGCGCGGGCGGTTGCGGCGCGACATACATCGGCACGGTTTCGAACGCATCGGCTAGACAGTTGGCACCGACATAGCCTGGATCGCGCACGGTAAAGCAATCCGCGAGATAGACAGAGCGATTCTCGGCGGTGAAATCGACGCGCAGAGAATCGTTCCAACTCACTGCCGCAGCAGAGATCGAGGCGAGCGATAGAAGTGTGGCCATAGCGAAAGTCATTGCCAAAGCACCACGCTCGCATCCGCGCGCGCAAACAATGGATGCTTGGGTTGCTTCCCATTCGTGAGCCCGAGGCAGTGAACATCGCGATAGAGCAACTTGCGAACGGCGGCAACACGTTCCGGCTTGGCGCGCGCGCCCCATGCAGCAACCATCAAGTTTGATCTGGCGACCGCCGCAATGATGTGCGTGTCGTTATCTGGCCCGATCGGATCATCAGCCGCGAACATCACCGAAGGATTCGTGGCGCGATATGCGTAGAGGTTTACAACCTCAAGACTCGCATAGCCCCAGTCTCGTGCGAAACGAATGCAGCGGCGTATCGTTGGATCGTCGACCGTGGCATCCGCCGTGCTCGGATTGAGCATGATGAATACCACCAGCCCTGCGCCGGTCAAAAATTCGCGGTGCAGGGAATAGCGGTATTTTCCGCAAGTAGAAATTGCGGCGTTCATCGTCAGATAGTCGGAGCTGGCATGTCGAAGCCAGGCGATCGAGTGTTGTCCAGAACGATGACTTTCTTCGAAGTCTGAATCAGGCGCTGTTCATCAAACCAGTGCGACTCGCGATGCGCTCCGTCCTTGCCTACTGGCGGCGACAGCAATACTTGATTGCACCCGCTGATGTAGCGCACATGGCCGATGGCAACGCCTTCGAATCCGGTAACTTTGTCTTTGCATTTTTGTCCCAATTGAAACATTGTATACTCCGTCGTGATTGATCGCGGAATCAGCCGCGAACTGGATGCTTGCCGGAAGTTGTTTGATTCATGGCTTTGCCTTCAGCGACGCTTGCGCGGCAAGCGCATTGCGCGTCGTCACCATCGGCCCTCGCGACCATGGCGACCTCGCCTTGGCCTTCAGGCCGGCTTTGCGCGAGTGTTCAGTGTTCGCGCGCCACGGATGCAGCGGATCGCCGAACGGCACACCTGGCACGGCAGGATTCGTTTTGCGCGCGGTCATGGCGCGCCCCTCCCCCGAACCCCCTCCAATTTTTCGACCGACCACCAGGTAAGGCCTGAGGCCTTTCGACCATTAGCGTTCGATAGGGGGGTGGCACCAGCTCGTACACCACCGCCCCGAGCCATCAGCCGAACGCCAAGCGCATCAACGCCTTGCGATTTCGGCACACACCAGCTTTCGGCGTTGGGTTCAGTTATCCACAGCACTAAGCCTTTTCGACGGCGGCCAGCGGCTCGAACAAGCTGCAGGCCGCGCTGCGCTTGTCGTGCGCCTGTTGTTAGGCTTTCGTTACAGTTCCGTACCGGAACTGCTTTAGCGCCCGCAGGTAGGTGCGACAAAAGCGAGCTAGAGCGGATCATGTGTAACCTCCGGCTCTGCCGCTGGCGGCAACTTCGCTCCGAAAAACTCTTTGATCCCTTGGAGGAATGCGCCGACCTTCTCGGGACTTGCCGGCTGCCGAATCTCTCGCGGCTTTGGCGCTGATGGCGTTGCTGCCTCGGTCGACGCGCGCTTGCCGTTGATTGGCTTCGGCCCTTCGGCATGGCGACGCCTGGCCGCCGTGATAGCCCAAGCGAACGGGTTCGTCTTATCCGCCTTGATCGCCTCGCGCACTGTGTCGGCTAATACCTCGGCACTGATGCCTTCGGCAATCGCAGCCGCCAGATCTGGGCTGCTCGGATTCGTCTTCTTTGCTCCCGCATCCTCCATGAGCGCGCACGCACGCGCTGCTATGTTGACGCTTGCATGCTTGCTATGAGGTACAGAAGAAGAACAAAGCTCTTCTTCCCTTCTATTCCCTTCCCTTCCCTTCTCTTCTCTTAAGAGCGGATTTCCTAGGGACGTCCCAGGAATGTCCTCAGGACGTCCATCAGACATCCTTGGGACAAACTTATCCGAGCCAGTCAACGCAACATATTGTTTCCATTCGTCAAACGATGGAATAACCGCATCAGCCTTCGCGCGGTAAGCAGCCTTTTTAAGGCGATCACACTCGCGGCCATAGCGCGAGCGCATTTTCGAATCCCACGCCTCGATCGCGCAGACCGCGAGCACGGAGTGATATAGCCTGCCGTCGCTGCACAACTGGAAACCGCGCAGAGCGCCTTCTCGGACTTTCGCCCAACCGTCTGGATCGCGCGCATAACCGACGTATGCGGCCAGGACTCGATCATCGTCGGGAAGGCTTGCTGCCGGAGCCTGGTGCCAGGCAACGCACCATAGGATTACGGCAGCGCGGAATTCATCGCCGCTGGCGCTGATGGCGAGCGAACTGTCACGCAACCGCCCAACATGGAGCGGCATGTATGGAAAGTCACGGAGAAGTACGTCGTGAGGTACGAGCGGATCCATCCTATGTCCGCTCCTTGGACTGGCCCCGCACTGACCCCGCTATTGCGCTAACCGATTGATTTTCAGTTGTAGCTGAACCGTCTTTCTTGTCGCCTATGCTACTGACTTTGCTGTTATTCCCATGTGTTGACATGGTGGGGGTCACAGGTTCGATCCCTGTACTGCCCACCAC